GCCTCGGACACGAATGCGCCCGAGGGCTGGCCTTCCGCATCCTGCCCAGTCGGCGGGGACTTCAGCGTGACCAGCGTGTTGCGCCGTCTCGGGTCCATCAGAATCCCCACACCTTGATCGTGTCGAGCAACGCATCGCGCGCGCGGCATTTGTCGGCCCGCTCGTCGGGAGTAAGTGCGTTGTTGGGGAACTCCGCTTCGATGTGCAGCAACATCGCGGCTTTGGCCGCCTTCGGACACTCGTCGTAGCCGGTCACGTAGTGGATGCGAACCGCATCGGCCTGGCACAAGGTGGAAGGCCAGACCTGCCCGTATTTCAGGCTCACGCGGCGCGCAGTGCCGTAGGCGCTGAAGGCATACACGGAAGTTGCAAGCGTCTGCTCGACTCCACCAGTGTCGTCGTACTTGATCGACGTCACGGACGAAATCGGGGGCATTTCCAACAGGATCTCGCCGCCGCATGCCGGGAACCGATCGAGCGCCATCTCCAGTGTCTGTGGTGCAAGCGCGCGCTGGGTTTCATGCTCGGCGTACTCGCGCGCTGCCGTGATGAGCGCAGTCAGCGTCGCGTCCCAGGTCGTGTCGTCGGAATCGAGCTTGCACTGCAGGCGAGCTTCGGCCAACGAAACGACTTCGGTTTCGACTGGAGTGACGACCTTGTGTGCCATGCGGATTCCTTCGCAAAAAAGCCTCCCTCGGGAGGCTTCTTCACGCAGGAGACTGCGTTAGTCGGCCATGGGCGAAGCGCCGCTGTAGCGAGCGCCCCAGAGGATGTAGCTCACCAACCCCGTGCTCGCCACCGCGCCGGCACCGTCCACGCGGAAGCAGTCGAAGCCGTTGGCTGTGTCCAGCGACTCCGAATCCACTTCGATGATGTAGCGAAGGCGCTTCGAGTTCGTGGTGTCCGTGGTGAACGTGTTGCTCGTCACCGCCGTCTCGGTCATGGTCTGTGCGGCTCCGACGTCCGTGTTCGCCAGCATGCGCGTGAAGGCCAGGGCCTTCTCATTCGTGCCAGCGACGGCCGTCGCCTGCTTCAGCGTAATCGTCGTCCCCGTCACGGTCGTCGCATTCAGGATGTCGATGACCACCGTCACGCGACGGTAGTTCTTCAGCGACACGTATGCGGCGTCGCCTGCCGCGCCCGTGAGCGCGGCCATGGAGGTGGCCTGGACGAAGTACGCTTGCTCGTCCATGCGGCCATTCAGTTGGATCGTCATGATGATTTCCTTGGTGGATTGGGTGAGGGGCCGCCCGAAGACGGCCCCGGCGCCGGATCAGAGGATCAGCGGGTCTGCAGGGTGATGAAGTGGGACAGCGTGTTGCTGCCGTTCTTGCGCGCGATGGCCGCCGAAAGCCACGGCTGACCGTTCATGCGCAAGATGAAGCGGAACGCGTTGATCGCCTGGTCGAACCACAGGTGGATCGAGTAGTCGGTCTTCAGGCCTCCCTTGACGACCGACAGGTACTTGCTCATATCCGCAAGGATGATGTCGCCTTCGGTCCCCACCGTCTGGCACGCTTCCGTCACGATCACCGGACGACCCAGGATGGAGCCGAACGCGGACTGGTTCGCCAGGCCCTGCGGCTGCATGTACAGGATTCCGGCGCCCGCGGCGGTGCCGTCGGCCTTGGTGACGTCCATCGCGAGGCCGCCGAGCTGCGGCAGCACGTCTTGGTTCACCAGCCACACCGAACGCTTGAAGCTCGATGCGGGCATGCGCGCCATCATCTTCAGCACGTTGCGACCATGGACGGTGCCGGTGGTCTGGCTGGTTTCCTTCGTGACCGTCACCTTGCAGGGCGCGTTCATGATGCCCAGCGGCTGGCCAGAGCCCGTGCCGTTCACGATCGCGTCGTTCAGCTTGAACGCGATGACTTCGCCCGCCTTGCCGGTGATGTAGCCGCTCATCGCGGCGGCGTCCTGCTGCAGCTCTTCGGTGATCGGCACCAGCGCCGTCAGACGGTGCGTCTTGACCGTCAGGTCTTTCAGCGCCGGCTTCGACTGGTTGATCGTGCTCGCTTCGCCATCCCAGTAGGCACGAATGCCGCCGCTGGAGGCCCAAGCCGGCGATTCGTCCACCGGATAGGTGATCGAGTTGCTGGAGATCGTCTGCACGTCGGTGCTGGTCAGCAGGCCGTCTTCCGCATCCACCTGCTTCATGATCTCCGCGCGCCATTCGGGAGGGACCGCGAAGCCGCCATCGGCGCCGACGCCTTCGGAGCCGTACGTCGCAGCCGCGGCATTGGTCAGGCGCGCGTCGATGTTCGACGGGTTCACGACGGCACCGCGAACGGCGATGGCGAAGTCGCCCATATTGCGGAACCCCCAGCGCTGGCGCTCTTCGAGCGTGCTCAGGCGGGTGTTGCGCAGGCCATCGCGGGGCTGCACGGGTTCAGCGGCATTGGACGGACGCGTGGCCGGCTCGGCACCAGCGACCGGATCGGGTTGCGTGCGACGCGGCTCCGGCGTCGTCAGGCGGCCCGCTTGAGCGACGATGCGCTCGCGGCGCTTGACGGACGCTTCGACCTGGTCGAATTCCTCCATGCACGCATCGAGCTCCTTCTGCTCGTCCGCGGTGAGGTCGCGCTTTTCGGCGTCGGCCTTGGCTTGAATGGCCTTTGCCGTTTCCGACAGTTCGGCCAGTCGCGCCTTGTCGCGCTCGATGGCCGCCGTGGTTTCGGCGTCGTTGAAGATTCGGGCAGAACCCGCCATTGCGGCGAGTACGGCCATGCTCAGGTTGTGCTTGCGCATAGTCGAGTCCTTTAGGCTCTGTTGCGCCCTTTCGGGCAAGAAAAAAGCCGCCTTGCGGGCGGCTCGGGTTCCGGCAGAGCCGGGATTGGGATGTGTCGCGTCAGGCGGCGCGACGGGTCATTTTTTCAATTCGAGCGCGGCGAACGTCGAGTTCGGGTTGCGCGAAGGAGTTCGCCATTCGTTGCTTGAGCGCTGGCGGTACGTTGCGAAAGGGCGAGATGTCGAAGCAAGCCGAGATGGCCTGCGCCTCGATCACCTTGTCTGCGAAGCCATGTTCGACCGCGCCTTCGGCGGTGAACCACGTCTCGTCATCCATCCAGCTTTCAATGTCGGCTGCCTTGTTGCCGGTTCGATCCACGTAGGTTGCGGTAAGGTTGGCTTTGACCTGCTGTAGCAGCGCCTTCACGCGGTCCATCTCCCGCTCGTCGCCGTACGCGGCGCCCTGGGGGTTGTGGATCATCATCATGGAGTTCTTCGCCATGTTGATCTTGTTTCCGGACATGGCGATGATCGAAGCGATCGAGGCCGCAACGCCATCGACGTAGACGTCGATGCTGGCCGGGTGCTGGGCAAGCTGGTTGTAGATCGCAAAACCCTCGAACACATCGCCGCCGGGGCTGTTGATCCGAAGGTCGATGTTCGTCACCTTGCCCAATGCCGCGAGGTCTTTCTGGAACGACTTGGCGGTGACGCCATCACCCCAAAAGCTGGCCCCAATTTGGTCGTAAAGCCAGATTTCGCCGCGGCTACCGCGGGCTTGAAACTTGACGGTCATGGTTGTTTCCTTTGCTGGCGAGCCCAGGCCAGAGCTCCGGCTCGGATGACGTTGCTCGGCGCTGATGCGTGGACCGGCTCGTTGTCGGCCGGCCCTGGCGCGGGAGATGGCCCAGCCTTCGCGCCAGGGTTCTCAACCAGATATTCGAGCGTCGTCTGATTGAGCTGAACGAGATGTGCATCCCCTGCTGCGCCGATTCCGTTCAACTCTTCGAGGGCGCGAACCTCGTTCACCGACATCGCGCCCATGGCAGTCATTGCCTTGTAAAACTCGGCGCGCGCCTTGGAATCGCCTCGCATGAGGCCGGCCACGGACAGCTTCGTGTAGACACGCCCTTGCGAGCGCGGTCCAATTAGCTTGACGTTGGCCTCTTGCTCCAGACGGACGCACCACGGAAGGATTCCGTCTTGAACGAATTCGATGCCCTGGTGCTCGATGTTGTTGTTCGTGGAGCGATCGAGATCCGCGATCTTGTGCGGCGGAACGCCCAGCCAACGGGCGATCTCCGTCACCGACAGCTTGCGCGACTCGATGAATTGGGCGTCCTGCAGCGGCATCGTCAGGTTATGCGGCTTTCCGCCTTGCGGAATGACCTTCGTCGCAAACGCCTTGGCGGGTCCGCGCCCTTTCTCATTCAGCGCGTCCTCCGCTTCTTGAATCTGCTGCGGCGACATCGACTTTGTCGGCATCTCGACGATCGTCCCGAAGACTGCGCCGTTGGCGTAGAAAGCTTGCGCGAAGGTTTCCTGCGCAATGCCCACTCCGATCGATCGCGCGGCCATGCGCACGGGGCTATACCCCATGATTCCATCGAAGCCCAGCCCGTGCAGGTGCAACACCCTCCACGCCGGAAGAATGGTCGTCGAGCCGTCTCCGTTCGTGATGCGGTACTGCAGCTCACCCGTCTCTTCGTCGCGCTCCGGACAGACGCGATCCGGGGCAATGAGCCACAGTTGTGAGGGCCGGCCCGCCAGGTCAAACACGATCTCGGCGTAACCGTTACCCCAGTTCAAAACGTGGGCGATCAGCGTCTCCCGAAACGAGAAAGCCGTCATCTCGGGGTTCGGCTGGTTATTCAGCAGCCACGACACGGTGCCGACGACTTCGACACGGCCAGCCTCTGTCTTCTGGTAGACGCCCCACGGCAACGCCGCGATCGTGCGAGAGATCAAACTGACGGCCGCCCACCAGGCCGGGAAAGTCAGCGCCGTGTCCTCATTCACGACGACCCCGGCTTGGCTCTGCCCGATATAGACGCGCTGCCGCACCGGCCGGTCCTTGAAGACAGCCGTGATTCGATTCCAAAGGTTCATGGAGTCAGTCCGTGTCGAGTACAGCTTCGGCTTGCCGCTGCGCCTTGGCCTTCGCGTAGGCAAAGAAAGACGCCATGCCGTTGCACGCTTCCGGGTTGAGGGCCATCAGAGATATCGCGTCGTAAAGGGCCATCAACGGGTCGATCTTTGCCTTCCCGCTCGCCTGCTTGGTCACCAAGATCGCGTTGCCCTTGTCTTCCACTCGCGCATTGCCCACACACCAAGGCATGAGCGTCGATCTCGCCACTAGGAGGTTGCCCCCGGCGAGCTTTCGCTCCGTCGTCTTGATCGCCGCATTCAGGCGCCAGCCTTGCTGAATCGCCACGATGTCCCGCTCCGGCTCTGCGGAGAAGTCGCGCGAAACCAGCTCTTCGATGATGTCGGTGATGCCCGCGGCATCCACACCGATGCCGAATTTCTCCGGCAGCAGTCCCGCGTCCCTGACCCGGCAGACGTTGTCGGCAAATTCCTGGACGTCCTGCCCAGGGCGATCAACGATCGTCAAGCTGCCTTCCCGCTCGAAGTCCAACAAGCGCGGCGCGATCTCCTTGCGGCGTTCCAGCACGATCTTGTGCGCCCACGCATGAAACCACGAGAGCCAGCGGCCCGTTTCTCGCTCGCGACCGACGAACGATTGCCCCAAGAGGTCGTCCAGCCCTCCTCCATCGCCACCGCAGACGATGACTTCACAACGCTCGATCAGGTCGTCAAGTGTCAGGACGATCTCGGCTTGCTCCCAGAAATCTGCCCCCGCCCAACGATCAGACCGAAGATTCAGCCCGATTTCGACGTTCAGGTGCTTGGCGAGGAACTGCTGGAAGGTGCCATCGGTCTTCGCCCGAACCTTCCGCAGCTGGTCTTCCAGCCACTCCGCACTCACGGACCGGCCGATGTTCGGGTTCGTGATGTAGAAGTTCTTGGGGTCGAGATACGCCTTGCTCTCGATCATCTCTGGCGGGAACTCGTACAGCACGCCCAGCGACTTGCGATCGACAATCTTGCCGTCCCGCACATCGCGGTAGTAGTTCAACTTGTCCTTGAAGACGCCTGCTGGCGGCTCGTCGCTTTGCGTGGTGAGGTAGATGACCCACCCCTCCTCTCGCGAAACCTGCCCGCCTGTGGCCTCCATGAACATCGCTTCGGCATTCGCTTTCGTGCCGAACAGCCAGTGCTCATCGACCAAAATCTTTCCGGACTTCTTGCCCGATACCGTGTCGGTATCCGCAGCCACCACTTTCAGGGAGGCTCTGGATACCCGATGCGTGATCGTGCGGACGTGATCCTGCACATGGAACAGTGCCGAGAGCTCTTCGTCCGCTCGCACCATCCCAGCCGCGGGCTTGAAACTGTTGTCTGCGACCTCCTTGGTCGGCGCGAGGATCAGGTGTTCCTCTTCTTCCCGCCAGCACAGGATGACCGCCGTGAGCATGATCCCTGCGGCGATCGTGCTCTTCGTGTTCTTCTTGCTGATCAGGAGGAAGAATTCCCGAATCAGCTGCTTTCCGGTCTCAGCGTCGTACGCGCCGAAGATGGCGGCGACGAAATCGAACACCCACTGTTCCGAGCACTCGCCGAACGTAGGCTTCCCGGGCAGGTCTACGACCCGCAGTTCCTTGAAGATCGCGAGCGCCTGCTCGGCCTGGTCGCGAAAGATCGGCGGCGGGATGATCGATTTCCCGGCAACAAGCCGCTCCTGCCAGTCCGGGCAGGCTGTCGTCCAGTCCATCAGACCTTCTTACCGCCCACGGCGGCCAGCTTCGGCGGTGCAGCAGCGGAGAACCGGCCGGCGACCTTCTTGGCGTCCTCTTGGCGCCGTTCCTTCTTGCCGCCCTCGCCTTTTTTCGTGTGGACGTATGGCAGGAGCGCGGTGAGCGCCTTCTGTTGCGACACACTCACCTCCAACAGGCCCTTGGCGATCAATTCCAACGTCGGTCGGGGGTCGAAAGCGCCCTCTTCGGTCTTCGCAGCCGCCGCGGTCAGCACTTCGGGCGCAAGTTCAGGCGCCTCCTGCGTGGACCCTGGTGATTCGACCGTCTGCGCAGGTGCGATCACCATCGTTGGCTTCTTCTTGCGGCCCGCTCCTTCGCGCTTTCCGCCTGATCGACCTTTGACTCCTGCCATTTGATTCCGTCCACCCCTCGTTTGATTACGGTCCAGAGGGTGATTTAGTCCCTACGTGCG